CAACATTTATAGCTGATTTTTGCTCAATTTTATCTTTTAATCTTTCCATAAAATTTCTAACTTGTTCTTTAGGCATATCTCCTACTTCAACTGTTAGAATTCTTACAACTGCTGATTTTGTTAGACGATTAAGTAAAGCAGACATTTCTAGTAAATTTAATTCTCTTCAAATTTTAAATGAATTATAAAGAATTGATTGTCCTCTTTTTATAGAATAAGAACTTTTAACAACATTATAATCTTTATCTTCACTTGAAGAATTTAAATCTTCAATAAAAATATCAATTTCTTCTTTTTTTCTTTGAGAAGTGTTTTCTAAAGATCCATGAGCAAAACTCATAGCATCAAATATTTCAATATCTTTTTTATTTACTTTATATTTGTTTACACCTAAATAATTATTTATAACTTCATTATTTGTATTAACTGCTGTTATAGAATTTACAGGTGCTTGAATAAATCCATGAGTTTTTCCAAATTTTTGTAAATCTAAAACTTCTCCAGGATTTGGTACCATTTCAACATAAGGAACATAAGGATCTTTATCCAAATCATATATTCTTATTTTAACATCTTCATTTAATACTTCTTTTGGAGTTAAAGACTCATTTAATTGCTTTGTTCTTGAATTATCTTTAAATAATAAATCATTTCCATAATCTGATTGTCTAAAAAGTCTTATAAAAACATCTCCATAAGTAACTAAACAATAAGATCAAGAATAAATATGTTTATTTATATCTAAAGAATCTAATAATCAGTTTGTATAACTTAAGACATTTGGATCAGAACTTTCAATTCAAACAGACTCTCCTTTATCATTAGATTGTATAGCATCTTCTGCGTAAGTTTCTAAAACTGCTGAAACTACATCATCTTGAGCCATTGAATCTAATAATTGATACATTTGTTCTCTACTTTGAGTTGATTGTGATAAAGAATTTAAAGATGATAAATCTAGTGTTCCTATAGAAGCACCATCTAAAATACTATCTACAAATGAATTTTTTAAATCTATTCCTAATTCAGGTTCAGGTGTAGGAACAGGTTTTATTTTTTGGTTAGTATCCATTATTTCTCTCCTTGTTAACTATTTATAATATTACTATTTCATCATATAAATTAATTATATCTTTTATATTTGAAGGATGATCCATATTATTATTAAATACTGAATGTAATTTTTTTAATTCTTCTTCTAAACTTATTGTTAATTGATTTACATCATCAGCTTTACGAGAATCTTCATTCATTCTTAATATTTCTTCAGCTGATTCTCCATAATCATATGCAAACTCTTCTGCATGTAAAGAAGCATTATATAAAGCTCCACAAACAGCATCTGAAACATCTTTCGACCCACCATCTGGGTGATCCACCTTACCTGTATCTAAATTTCTTTCTAGATCAGTAATTTCTTGTTTTAATAGTCTATCTCCATATACCTCAAGTCTTTTTTCATATATAGCAGATTTAAATGCTAAATAAGGTTTACAAACTTTATCAGAATCAACTCTATCTACTGATAATATACTAATAGGATATCCTTCAGCTTGTAATATTTGTTGTAAGTCAGCTGATTGATAAGTATCTGATGTAATACCTTTTATATTAAATCCTCTACTTTTTAATCATCTAATAAACTGACGATTTTTTTCAAAACTAATTTCTCTACCTTTTGGAGCTTTAATTGCTACTGAAAATGCTAGAGAATAAAATAAATCTTTATCTTGTAGATTTGGGTCTACACTTGGTTTTTTACCTTTTATAAAAACACCAGCAATACCAGTTCGGTCACCTGTTTTAGACATATCGAGATGTATGTATAGAGGTTTACTTTTTAGTTTAGAATCTATTTTACTTAAATCAAAGAAATTATAATATTGAACTTCTTTATCATCAGGACCATTTCCTATAGTTAAAATTTCATTTTTAAAAGGATTTGTAATTCTTTTAGTAACAATTTCGTTATAAGCTTGTCCACTAATATATTTAGTGATACTTGAACTTGAAATACCTGCAAAGTCACATAACGCTCTATCAATATCATCTAAGAAATCAGCTTTCAAATCTACTGGAGCTTCTATTATTTTGTATCCTTTGTTAATATACATATCTGAAGGATGATCATCTGGAATTACCATAGACTCTAAGAATTTATTACCTAAAGCAATTCTAAACATTTTATCTGAATAAGTTCCTTTAGGTTTAACTTCCCATACACTACCATCTGAAATATAAACATTATCTTTTTCAGATTTTAGTTTTTGTTTCATATGTTCTTCTAGAAATGATTTATCACTTCTTTTAGAAGAAGCAAGAATTAATAATGTTGGATTTTTACCTTTATATACGAAACGTGTTTTCATACCACCTATAGCAGTATTTATCATATCTTTTGCTTTTGCTTTTTGTTTTTCAACATCTTTATTTTTAATAAATGAAATTTCATCAAAGAAAGCAAAATATACAGGTAAACCAATTAAATCATCTGCTTGAGAACCAATTTTAATGTCAATTGCAACTTTATCATTAAATTTTTTAGGTACTCATATTTTTTTAGTTCTACCTTCTAATTCACCATTCCTCATAAATCAAGGACTTGATTGTAATGTATTTTGGAATTTACTAATTCCAATTTCTTCTGCTAGATCTAATTTAATATTCATAAAAGCAAACACTATTTTTTCTGTAGGTTTTAAATGAAAATATCCAACAGGATCTTTTAAACATAATATTCTATGTAACAAATAAGCTGCAATTAAAGATGCAATTTCTGATTTTCCTCGTCCACGAGAACCACTAAGAATAGCATTATTAACTGTAGTTGTTATATTATCTGGAAATAATTTTTTTAACTCTTTTCTCCAATAAGGATATAATTTAGAATTTCCTTCATTATCATGTCAGGCATTTCCTAAATATTCATATGAATCAACAAATGTCTCAATATCTACAGGTGCTTCTGTATAATCTTCTAATAATAAATTGTTTAATTTATCAGAAGATCCTTTTTCAACCATTTCAGTTAAAATAGAAAGAGCTAACTCTTTCTCTTCAGGAGTTAGCGTATCAAGTAAATTTAAATCAATATTATTTTTAATTGAATTGTCCATGATATTTCAACTGACCTTTCTATAATATATTTTGTATATTAAATTTAAAAATATTATAGTTTTCCTTAAATTCGTTATTTACCATCATAAAAAGTCTAAAGACATTTTTAGATGATATAACGATATAATATATAGTTATAAGTATATACTATATTATATTTATATATTTATATACAATTATTTTTATTTAATTTTTTAAGATTTTTTCTTCTTAAATTTTCCTCTTTCTTTTCCTATTGCATTTGATAAATTAATTAAAGCTTCATCAGAATCAAGATAATCTTTTAAATTTCCTTCATCATCATAATCATCTAAAGTTAATTGAATTGCTTTATTATAATCAATTCCATATATTTTAGGAAAAATAAACTTACTATAATTATTTTCCATATTTTCTTTCATATAATTTATATAATTGTTTATTACAGAAGCAATTTTCTTAAGTCATTCTACATTATTTAAAACTGAAAGAATATGTTTACAAGCAGCTCCTTTAGAATCATTAGGATTTGTTATATTTGAAGGTCTTGTTTCTTTATCTGTTGCATGAGAATTTTTATTTGCAAAATAATTCAATCTGTATTTAAAATCAGGACAAGAACATCCAATATAAATATTAGAGCTTCCTAAAGATTCTACTAAAGATCTATAAATTAAGTTATAAGTTAGTAGATTATTATTATCTTTAACTTTTCTTTGTATTTTACCTAATATATTATTAAATATAATTTTAACAGTATAAGTATTAGTTTCACCTTGTACTTTTACTCCAAATTTTAATTTATCTTCTTTTCAAAAAGTATTCATATCAATTTGATTATATTCTTTAACTGTATTAGCTACTTTACATTTATTTTTAGATGTTCATCTATTTTCCTTACTATTTTTATAATTATCTGCTTTTCTACTTTTAGCAATAAGATCATTTCTTGAGGCTTCATTTAATATATTATTTTTCATCATTATCTCCTTTCTAATTGAGATTTAATGAATTTAATATAAATTATTAAGATTGTAAAATAAATGCATTATAACAGCTATTTTGCCGCAATATTGCTCATTTTATTTGTATTCTTTAAATTTATTTATTATAGTATTTTTAATTTCTTTTAAATCAGTATTTGCTTTAAAAGAAATTCTATCTAATTCATTACAATTTATTTTTTTAGGATTATTTGTTTGATAAATTCTGTTATTTGCTTCACATCAAGCATGTGTTATTATCTTTAAATCTTCTTGCTTATTAGATAAGTATCCTAAAACGTAATCGGTATCAAATCCTAATTTATTATAATAACAAGTAGCAATAAATGCTCCACTATAACATATATAATTCTTAGATATTAAATCTTTTATATAACTTGTAGAATTTTTAAAATCTTCTATTTTTATCAATTCATTATATAAATATTCAAAGGTTTTAATTCTAGTATTTAAATCAGTTCCAGATATTTTATAAGTTTCTTGCAAACTCTCTAAACTTAAGTCTTTACTAATTAATTCATTTCTTAAATCTTTTAAATCATTTAAATAATCTAATCTTCTAATTTCTTTAAATATTAAATTTCCTAATCCAAATTCTCCATCGTTCTTAATAGAATTCTGTCTTAAATTATATATATCATTTATATATTTTTCAATTTGTTCCATATTAGGATTATTTATTATATTATAGTATTTATTTTCTCATTCGACAACTTCTTTATTTAATTTTTTATTATCAATTTCAGGAATATCATTTTTAGAAGGATTTTTTAATCATTTTTCTTGATTTAAACTATAAACACCATTTGATATATTAGATAAATCATCTTTATTTTCTACATATAACTCAACATTTATATCTTTTATATAAATATCATATTTAAGATTAAATAAACTTTTATAACAGTTATATAATAACTCTAAATGTTTATCTTCACAATCAAATTTTTCATTTGCAATTATATGAACATCTAAATCACTTTCTTCATTATAATTATAATTAGCATTAGAGCCTAAAATATAAATATCTTCTATATCTAATTTTAATCCATCAGCTTCAATTGTTTCTTTAAATTTATCTACTATTTTTATAATAGCTTCTTTAACATCTTCTTTTAATTCATTTTTTTCAGTTCAAATTAAAGGATTTAATATATCATGTAATTCAATTTGTTCTAAGAAAATATTCATTACGTTTATCTCCTTATAAAGTTACATCATCTAAGTGATTTGCAATTAAATCACAATATTTAATATCAGATTGACATTTAGGAAATTTTTCTTTCATTTCATCATTATATCAATTACATCAATCTGAATAATCATTATAAGTTTCTCCTGTAGTTATCTGTAAAGGAAAAATAAAAGTATCTTGAATATAAGGATTTAAAGAATTTAAAATTTCCTCTTTATTTTTACAATTAACTGTAGGTAAACTATTACATAAATCTTTTATTTCATAATTTCCTTCATCATCTTTATTTAAACTAAATCCTGTTATTAAAAGTAGATCTTCAAATAATTTTTGATATGTATTTTTTTCTTTTTTATTAATATTTTCTGAACATGATATTGAAGATGAATCATTTGCAAATGAAGTATTTGAAATATCTACTGAATTATTAAATAATTCCATTTCTTTTTCAGGATTTCCACAAAAGTGAAAACTAGTATTATATGAACCTTTTACATTAGATTTACTATGTTTTTTACTCAATTTATCTCAATAATCTTTCTCAACTTCTCCTTGAGTTTTTATAGTTTTAGATTTCTTTTCTATTAATAATTCTTCAGATGTTAATTCAGGTTCAAATTCTTCCTCTAAATAATCTTCTTCTAATTCAATTGAAGATTCATTTGTATCATCTGAAAAATCAGCACAATATCCATAGAATGTAACTTCTGAATTAGATTCTTCAATTAAATCTTCTTCTACTTTAGTTTTCGAGTCTTTTAATATAAAAGAATCTTCGTAATAATCATCAGGAACTTCACATTCCATATCTATTTGATTATAATTAATATTTTCATCTAATATCTTTTTTTCATATACAAAATCTTCATCTGGAATATTTGTTTCTAAATCAATTTCATTGTATGTCATTTCTTGCATAATTTAATTTATCCTTTCTTTTTTAATCAATTGGATAGAATAAAGAAGAATTAACTTTTAAAGTCTCTCTCAACTCTTTTAATTCAGTATTTCCTTCTTCTAACATTCTTTCTCCATCTTGTGTTCATAATGCATTAGATTGAGTAAATCTAGTTCTAATTCTTCCAAGAGCTACTTTAGTTATTGCTAAAGACATTCTTTTTAATATATCAATTCAATAATCACTTGTAACTTCTTCTACATCTTGGAATATAGGAACATATTCAATAGTTATATAAGTAGGAATTCCATGAGCAACATTTATATATAATTTATCAGCATGTTTATCTTCTTTAAATGATAAATCAGTTGACATATTACTTCTCATTTGTAATAAAGTATTGTAAGATAGATAGTTAAGAAGATAACTTTGTAAATTATATTGTCCTCCTAAACCATTAGAGA